GCTTCTTGGCTTCTCTCAGCCGCTTCTGCTCTTCTCTTTTGCTCTGCCTCTTGCATCGCACGAAAGAAGTCACGAAATCGCTTGTTTGTATCGACTTCGGTCCTGAACTGTTCTTTTTGTAGATTGCTAATGTCTTGCAGATACTCTGCATTGAGCATATTCGCTTCTACAATGTCATCAAGTCTGGCCATATGACTCTCTTAATTTTTTTTCTTCTTCTAACGCATCCAAGAGCAAAATAAGGTGTACTTCACGCTCCCATGGGATCATCGTTTCTAATTCTGTTAATGAGTATTTATGATGCCTCATCAACAAAAAACTCGTTTTATAATGATTAGCTAGAGTTTCATGCGAGAGGCATACTAAAAAAAATCTTGGATGCCTCTTAATTCAAGATGAGTATGCTCACCACATTTGTTACAATCAAAATCTAAGTCATACGAGACTTTAGGAATATCAAAAAGAAACTTAGTAATCTTTTCAAACTGTTCTCGTGTCATCGATTCAAGAAAACGTCGAACAGATTCTGGTGTTTCGTCTGCGATGTCAATTCGTTCATCTTCAGTCATGACTGCATCAAGACTGTTCGCAAGAATATTGAAACCCATCTCGCCTTCTTCTTTAATATCTTGAAAATCAATATAACTTGGATATCTCATAACAACAGAAATTTTATCATCAAGTTCAATGATATTACTTCTGGGCTTTACTTGACCACATGTTACCTGCTCTAAGTCCATTACATATTCATTTTCGTGTTCGCATGACTGACACTTTAGATTGAGATTAATTCTTTCGCCTACAGATTTAGAACGGAGCTTGATGAATAAGTATTCTAGATCAAATGTTGTCAACGATTGGACCTTTAAGTCCGATTGTACACAAGCCTGAATCGTATCTAAAATAGCGTTCATCATCTGGTTGCTGTCTTGTGACTCAGCTGCCAGCATTAAGATTTTTTCTTCTTTTACCAAATACGGTCTAAATTTAACTCGATCACCTGTTGAAGGGATTTCTAACTCATACTTGGGTGTATCATTCAATACGGGTAATGCCATGATTTAATTCTCCATTAAATATTTGCGCCGATTGTTCCTAAAACTCCAGTGACTGCTTTCTGAATTTTATTCTTCGGATCTCTGCTCTCACCGTACCAGTAGTGATAAGCAAATTCTACACTTATCTGGCTGATCTCATTCTGAGATTGATCCGATAATGTTTCGTATGTGACACTTACAGGAAAAGCACGATCAAGTGTCCACGTGTATGTTTTTTCAAGAGGTGTTCCAAGATCAATATCAAAACTAAGATTGACTGGACCAAGTTCGATATTTCTGTCGAGAATTGGATAGCTAACGCCTTTCTCTAACTGATGAATCTGAACTTTTTTAGCGTATCGATCTGGATAGTTGACTTCGAAGCGTCCTTCAATATCATCATATTGTTGCATAGCCAGGGCTTGCCAGCCTTCAAAGTAGTCTCGTGTTTTCTGATCGTTCAATACCCGAAATGACATTGTAACATTGGGATTTACAAACCCGTGAACAACTGATTGCTGTGTAGGACCTAGCACTCGCTCAATGCTTGACAACTGACGTGATGGCAGTGTGACACTGCTACACAGAACACCAAATTCATAAGTGCTTTGTCTTGCAGTCAATGCTGGTAGATAAACATAATATAGATTCGTACGAGCAAAGCCTCTGCCACCCGTAGCAATACCCTTTAGTTCTTCAACTGATCCTGACTTAAGCATTCATTATTCTCCGTGAATCTTTGTAGACTTGACCAGCAGTACCCTTGTTCCATTGTGCAACGGGTAAGAATGTAGCAATCTCCCACTCAGGTGGTGGAACGTATGCTAATCTACTTTCAACTTGAGTTGTCAAGTAATGCTTGAAACATGGCTTGAAGTATTTAAACTTCGCGGCTCGATTCAAATATTCGTACGACACTTCGAACTTGGTCGTTTCATCGTACTTACTGTTGTTCGTAATGTCCATGAGAGCATCGAGAAACTTAGCACGAAGCGGGATCGGCAGATAGTGAAGGTTCATACCATAAAAACCTTTCTCTGCTGGACCCACTGCAATGATCAAAGGAAACGAATCCCAATATGGAAGCGTCTGTCTGTGCTTTGCGTCATAGAAAAACATGTACATCGAACCCGACACAGACTTTGCTTTTGACTGTATAGGATCTTCTCGCATCAACTCACGTCGATTGATGTTACGCATGTTCTGCACTTTGCGTCTAAACCACGCACGTGACTCTCTGGTACGTGGCTGAATGCCCGCACGAAACGCTTCTTGCTCTACTGTCTGAAATAAATTGCTCATGCGTCTATTTATACGCCTTTACTGAACAAAAAGTCCTCGTTGTGACGAAGCATTAACTTATAACCAAGTTTCGACATAAATTGACCGATCTCGATTGCATTGACTAATCCACCCGGTACGTCTTTCAAAATTTCGACCATCACTAAGGGACTATGCTTTGATAACGTTTCCTTTGCACCTTCAAGAACTTTTAATTCATGACCCTCTACGTCAATCTTTATAAAATCGACATCGGTAAGTTCTAATCTGTCCATAGGCACTACAGTAGACACGAGTTTTTCTTTTTTCTGAGCCAATGGAAGTTCTTCTAAAGAGCAGTGACCGGTGTATCTAGGATAAAACCACGATCTCTTCATGTCGATATCGTCACTTAGACCGTGATCGTGTACTGTTACGTTGTTTCGATTCTTCATGTTTTCACGTAAACAATCTCTAATCGGCGTGATTAATTCAAAAGCATGAACGTGCTGAAATAGTTCTGAAAATCCTTCGGTCATGAAGCCATATGACGCTCCCACGTCTACTGCTATTCTACACTCACTAAGCGTTTCTCTGAGTGTAGGACAGATCATAAAATCAAAAATGTTTTTATTATAATGCATATAATACTGAGTACCCATCTCAGCACGTTCAGCATAATTTAAAAACGAATTAGACTCTTCAGTTGCTAGAAGCGTCCAGTCACCTACTTTTTTTGTTTCGTACATTTTTTGTTCTCGTATAGGGTTTAAGCGGCTTCAATGCTTTGGGCATAATACCCATTGCCTGAAGAGTCTTTTCTGTCCAAATTTGAAATTCCCAACCTCGATCTTTGGCGTATTCATTCGCCGCTTCCCACTTATTCATGTTCTTGATATAAGTGTAGCCTTCGGTAATGTAACGTTTGGTTCGACGATTGCCGACAGGTGGATTTGTTTCTTTTTCGGGCTTTATCTCCACAATAATCGTTCGCCCTGACTTGTAAACAATCTTTAGATCAACAAAGTATCTATGAATCTTTCTATCAACTTCATATAGATATGGTATGACAGTCTCTTCGCTAGACCACTTTACAATTTCGGAGTTATCGTCACACCACTTGAACGCATGTTTTTCCCACAATGATCTGTACACCACGTTCGCGTGATCGCCATGATACTTTGTGGGGTTTTTAACTCGATACTTGCCTTTATATGCCATAAAAACTCTATAAATAGATGAACAACAACTCACCCATTATTTAGAGTGTTTTAAATGGCAGATGATATTTACAACGTTAAAGTAGGTGACAAGCTAACACCTGAGCAAATACGTCAAGCGGCTGGCGTTGCAGAGCCTAATACAGCAGGCGAAGAAAATGTTCTTGCAGAAGAAAGTTTGCCCGATGCAGAAAACGAACAAGCAACTGATCCCTCAGTTGAAGCCCTAGAAGCAAATAGAAAATTCAAGTATCCGCTGACTCTTTCTGCCAGTTATCCTGCACGTATCATTTTTAAAGCGAAAAAAGTTGAGGGTGTTGATCTAGCCGATAAGATAGGTAGTGGTTTCTCTTCGCTTCTCAAAGGGATTGTGGCAACTGGTAGAGCGATCACTGGAATTCCGGCGGACGGGCCAGTCACTGGTGCTATTGCAGATGCAGTGGAACAGGGAAAAAATAACGAAAGCGCAACCGCTTCAGTGGCTGACCAAGAAGTTGATGCAGAAACAAAACAAGACATTGCTAAATCAGAGAAAGAAGTAGAGCAGTCTTTGATGTCATATGAGAATAAAGGTCCTGGTGTAACAGTTGGTCAAGTGACTCTTCCTTTGCCTCGAGACTTAAGATTCAGTGATAATGCACAATATGAAACTGCAAATCTTGGTACAATTGGTGGTTCTCTAGAAGGTGCCCTAGAAGGACAAAATCCATTTGCGGGTGCGACACAGCAAGGGCAGTTTCTTAGAACATCATCTGCTATTGCGGCACAAGCAATTGCGAAAGGTGTGGGTGAAGCGACAGGTGCGGCAATCGGTGCGGCAGTTGGACGAGGTACAGCGGGTGCTATTGTGGGTACGTCTGTTGCGGGTGGTACGTTCGATGGAATGTCACCTGCTGTGCGAAGTGCAACACGTATTGCTACTGCTGTCAACCAAAGAACGCTGTTTTCTCAAGTCAACATTCGAAACTTTGCTTTTGCTTTCAAAATGATTGCGAACAACGAGCAGGAAGCCCGAGAAATTAAAAACATCGTAAAGTTCTTTCGACAAGAACTATATCCTGAAAAGATTCCATTAGGTGAATCTGGTGTGCCTCTCGGCTTTAAATTTCCCAACATGTTTGAGATCGATATCAAGAACAGATTTGGTGAGAATCCTGCATTTAAAATACAGAGATGTTACTTGAGAGATATTCAGACTTCTTTTAATGCTACTGCGGCTGGTATGCACACTGATGGTCAGTTTATCGAAGTAGATATATCATTATCGTTTCAGGAGATTGTTGCACTCGATAAAGCGAAAGTTAGGGACGGTTACTAATGTCAAATTATTTTGAAAATTTTCCAAAGGTTCTCTACTTATTTGGTAATGAACAAGAGCCAGTACTCTTTCAGCAGTTGACACAATACGTTGATCTCATCGATGCAATTCGTGATGATAACGGCGCATACATTGAATATGAAATTCGTGACGGAGATAGACCAGACACTCTTTCATATAGACTTTATGGCAAGAGTGAGTATGATTGGACATTCTTTTTAATGAATGAAAGACTGCGTGAAGTGGGCTGGCCAAAAAGCACAAAACAAGTTTATGAGTATGCTCAGAATACTCTTTTTCCAAACTACACAGCCAAACTTGGTTTTCAAGAAAGAGACAGTGCTGACGCAAGAACGTTTGCAACAAAATATCCTGCAGGACAAGACGTACTGATCCAAGGATCTAGTGGCGTAATCATAAGAAAGAATGTAGATATAGGTGAATTCACAATTTCTTCTGACAGTGATATCACAGGTAAAACTGCTATTACATACGACGATGGCACCAATCTATATGCACTTTCTGGTATAACCTATGAGTATCAGGGAACGCATCACTACGAAGATGACTCAGAAAATTGGG